GCAGAGCTAGTAGCGCATCAAAAGTTAAATGAGTACACGAAAAAGAAAAGTGAAATAGACCGTATCAAAGGCTACATTGCACAAAACAAGCGTGACCAAGCCCGAGAAGATCAAGTGTTGGCTCGATTACGAGCCGAACTAGAAGCATTACAAAATCACCAGTGTCATGCTTGTGGGCAAGACCTGCATGATGACAATCATGAGCAGATGTTAACAGACAAGCAGAAGCAAATTGAGGACACTGCGCTTAATGCACTTGCGGCTCATACACAGTGGCTGGAGAATACTGCTGCATTGACTGCATTGGGCGAGCTAGGTGATCGGCCCACAGTATACTATACCAACGAATCGGATGCGTTTGAGCATAGATCTAGCATGGGCAGTATTCTAGCACAGTTAACTGCCAAGCAAGAAGAAGCAGATCCCTATGCTGAACAGATCAAAGACATGAGCGAACAAGCTCTAGAAGAAATTGATTATAGCACTATGAATGAGATTGACCGTGTTAAGCAGCACCAAGAGTTTTTACATAAGCTACTAACCAACAAAGACAGTTTTATACGTAAACGTATTATTGATCAAAACTTGAGTTACTTAAACGCAAGACTGGGGCAATACTTGGATCGTATTGGTTTGCCGCATACTGTTAAGTTTAATAATGATTTAACTGTAGCCATCAGCGAATTGGGAAGAGAACTAGACTTTGACAATTTGAGCCGAGGTGAGCGCAATCGTTTGATCTTATCCCTGAGTTGGAGTTTTAGAGACGTGTGGGAAAGTTTATATCAGCCCATTAATTTATTGTTTATCGACGAGCTTATCGATAGCGGCATGGATTCAAGTGGTGTTGAAAACAGTCTCGGAATACTTAAAAAGATGAGTCGTGATGCTAACAAATCAATTTGGCTGGTCTCGCACAAAGATGAACTTGCCGGACGTGTTCATAATACACTTCATGTAGTAAAAGAAAACGGATTTACTAGCTATAATACAGACATTGAAATAACATAATGTTAGCAACTTGGCATTTTCATATAGAGATAAGCAGTAAGTGTACACTAAAATGTCCGCGGTGTGCTCGGCAAGAAGTGCCTGATAGTTTAGTTAATACTGAATTAGATTTAGAGTTCTTTAAAAAGAACTTTACTCCCGAGTTTATATTAAACAATGTAGAAAAAATTACATTCTGTGGCGACGACGGAGATCCCATTTATGCACATGATTTAATCCCTGTTATCAAATATATTAAAAGTGTTAAGCCGGTTGAGATTGTTATTATCACGAACGGTAGCCATAAAAAGATCACGTGGTGGATACAGTTAGGGCAACTGTTAGATCACAATGACAGTGTGCATTTCAGCGTTGACGGATATGACAACGACAGTAACAATCTTTATCGTGTCAACAGTGACTGGGACAACATTATTGCTGGATTACAAACTCTACGTGCCACTAGTCGTTGTCAAATAGTATGGGCTGCTATTGCTTTTAAGTTCAATGAACATAAGTTAGACTTTATGCAAAAATTTGCCCAGCGATTGGGAGCAGATCGATTTCAAATAACAAAAAGTACAAAATTTGGAAGTATCTACCCCAGTTATGGTGCCAATGATCCGCTAGAGCCCACAGTAAAATTTATGAGCTCTAGTCATAGATTTGAGAGAACAATAGTAGCGTTTACTGAGAAAACAACTAAAATACCCGAGATCAACATTAAACTATACAATGATGTTACAATACAAAACAACATAAAACCCTTATGCGAGATAGGCAACAAAGGGTTATATATAGACGCTAGGGGAAGATTATTTCCTTGTTGTTGGGTGGCGAATCGATACACGCACAATAGTGAATGGCAAACTCTAGCAGAACAATTTAATTTACATCACAGGACCTTAACAGATGTAGTTGCTGACCCTTTTTGGGAAGGTGAATTTAAGGCATTCAAATGGCAAGAATGTACACAAAAATGTAATAAAAACCTAGTAAATCAAGAATATTCTACATCATGGTAAACAGTCATAATTATGTTATATGCAATGGATATATCAAAACTCACCTGTCGAGGAACTTCCCAATGACTGTGTAGGCTTTGTGTATCTTATCACTAATAATCTATCTGGCAAAAAGTACATAGGCAAAAAACTAGCGAAATTCGCAAAAACCACTTATCGAACAGTAAAACTCAAGAACGGCACGAAGAAGAAAAAGAAGATACGCAGCAAAATCGACAGTGATTGGCGCGAATATTATGGCTCAAACGATCAACTCAACAAAGACGTCGAAACTCATGGCACCGAAAACTTTACCAGAGAAATACTCTATTATTGCAAAAGCAAGGCAGAATGTAGTTACATTGAAGCTCGTGAACAATTCACTAATAGAGTATTAGAATCTACAGATTATTATAACGGACAAATATCGGTCCGTGTACATGGCTCACATATATTGAATAAATTATAAATGCAATTAATATCAGTTGTTACCGATCCTGGTAGTATAGGCGGAACCTTTATAACTTGGACTTTGCATTTTTTATCAGGGCACACAAAATATTTTTTAGTTGAAGATAACTCATGGCATGATATTACAAATTCCCCGTTAACAAAAAAAAATTCGCATGCGTTTATTCCAAATCAATTAAATAGGTATTTTAATTGTTCGCTTAGTGATGTTAAACATATCACAGAAAAATTGATTAATACTGACACAGATACATTTCATACTCTTTATTTTCATAATTTTAATAATAATTTAGATATTTTAGTACCACAATATTTTAAAGATACAGTTACAAAACAAGTTTTAGTAAACGGGAGAAGCTATCCGTTATATCATGCAAGACACGAACCTAGGGCAAAAAAACCTATTTCAAAAGAATTTGCAACCGATAACAAAGACATTCTTTATGATCTATTTGTAAAAGAGTATTTTCAAGATTCAAAGATATATTGGGAAAATTTAGGGCTAACAAATATTTGGGATAAAAGAGAATTTATAGCATTAAATTTTAGACCATTTAAATTACTGCCACAGTTGGATTGCAACACAAATTGTTATCAAATTGATAGTATGGATTTATGGTGTAACTTTGATTTAAGTATTCGAGATCTGTTTAATTATTTAGAGTTACAACTAGACGAAACAAAATTTGGTCGCTGGCATCAAGTGTATTACGAATGGAAACAACTCCATCATAATAATTTAAAATTTGTATGGCAATTTAATACAATAATTGAAAGTATTTTAAAAAACAACTATATAGATTTAACAAAATTTAACTTAGATATCGTACAAGAAGCAACAATACAACACGAACTTTTATATAAACATAACTTAAATTTAAAAACATGGCAACTAGAAAAATTCATGGATTCAAAACAATTACACTCTCTATTAGAACCCAATATATATCATAAATTAAATACATCAGTTTAAGACTCGCACAGGTCAAACTCGTGTGCCCAGCGACAACCGGATAATAACGGGGACGGAAGACTCTATGCTGACTAGAGCACTCAATCACTATCCTTAACAGGACGAAGATCACTAATTGCCGTGGTTTGATTGTTTGAAGTAAAGAATTAAAGGCTAAAAAGACGCTGCAGTGATGTAGCAGGTTAGTATAGTATGTTAGCGTATATTATATTAATTGCCGTTGTAAAAAGACGCAACTCGAGGTACCGGACAACCGCCTCTGTAATGTTGTAACGCTAGTGACTGTGCGACTCGGATGAAACGCATTTTGCTTTGCCCTGTGCGGGCAAAGAGTGACTGCTAGGTCTGGATGAACCTAATAATCGCTTCGCTCTCAAATGCTTTTAATAAGAAAACAATGTTCTGAGCTGTTAAGCGAAAGAACAGATGTACGTAGTACATCTTAAAAGAATGGCAATCCTGATTCTTTTGTTGTTTCCATGTTTTTCTTAATAATACCTCCAATGATTTCTCGTTCTTGAAGGCTTAGGTTTAATGAGTCTTCATAACTTAACCCACCTCTCATAAACCAAATCATTCTCAACGCTTCTTCTTTTATGGCTCTTGACTCTTTATCGTAACGGTCTAATTCTTCAACGATAGCGTCATTATCTAATGTTAAGAGCCGATTCCGAAAAAATTCGAGTAATCAAATTCTAATGGTAACTGGAATTCTTTGGCGCATGAGGTACATGCAATTCTTGGTGCTTTGATTGCCCCTTCTCGATTGAGTTCAGCAAGTCGTTCTTGAACTAACTTAGTGATCTTGCCATCAGTGTTTTCATA